GTGGATGCCCCACGCGCCAAAACAGGGGGTATTAATAGATTTCTTAGCCCACCCAGCTGCCCATTAACCAAGTCTTTATGATTGTTTTGTGCTTCTTTATGCAAGTTTTCTGGAGTTTTCAATCGGTCAATAAGCCCGGGCGCAGTGCGGCAGGCGTGATCCAGCAGCTTCTTAGCTCGAAAGCTCACTGCCTGCTTGGTCAGTCCCATACGCTTAGCCAAGTCCACCTGTGTAGGCGCGTCAGGTGTCTGTAAAATTATCTTCACCAAATCAAAATGATGCTGCACCACCCGGTCAGGTGACGCGCCTAGCATAGCTAACACATCAGATATGATCTCCTGCACCCTTTCCTTGGTCACCCAGCAATCATCAATGCTGCTGACTTCCTCAGCGCGCCGGGGGTCTGCCGTAGCAAACTTAGCATCCTGATCATACACAGGGAAGCTATACCTAGGCAGTGGCATTTCCCTGTAGGGAATAATTGGCGGGTCTTGTGCGCGCAGGTTGGCTTGCTCAGCTTTGGTCAGGCTATCAAACCAAGCATCAAACTCAGCTTCCTCAGGTCTGCCTTCAGCATCACGCAGCTGCTGTAGGTGTTCCTTAGTCCTGCGCTTAGCTGGGTCAGCTGCCATTGACCCCAGACTTATTCACAAGCTGAGGAAATCAAGGGGCTTTATGCCAGCATTTAGTCACCTTGTTATAGCTCAGAAATCCATACCTGACTGCATACACCCTTAGGCGCTTGAGTCTGGCAGCAGTAGGCTCAGCCCCGGCAAGCCTTAGGGCTTCACCCATCAGCTGCTTTGATTGGCTAGCTGGGAAGGCTTCTGGCAGGCTTTGAAGCACTACCCCTACCCTTGATACCTTCTGAGCCTTCAAAGCCTTCCTAGAGGCTATCAGCGCCCCTAGGTTAGCCAGCATAGCTGATCTGTTGGTCTTCCACTGCCTAGCCCAATGCTGCAGCTTCTGGAAGTGCCTGCGCGTCTTCTTTCTCATAGTCTGGCTGCTTAAGGGGTTTGGGGTTGGGATAGGGGGTGTAATCCCCCTGTTAGCGTCAGCGTATAAACAGGGGGTGTAATCCCCCTATAATACCCTTTAGGGTATTAGGTCTGTGCCGGGTCTGGTCTGGGGCGGTCATAGGGTAGGTCTAGGCGCTCAGCTGGGGCGGTCAGACATCTTCCTCAGGGGGCGGCAGGTCATTAATCTCCCACTTGATTTCACCCCTGACCTTGCTGTGCCTGATCCTCAGTGACTCAGTGTAATTACCCTGCTTGTCCTTCATCCCTGCCCTGCTGCCGCGCTTGCCTAGCTTGAAGACAAAGTGGGGCAGCTCAGGGTCTTCCCTTCTCAAAATTGCTGTGCTTCTAAACCAATTGGCTAGCTCACTACTCCCGGTGAAATCGTATGTGCTGAGCATACTGCTTTGGTCTTCCTTCTTGCGCGGGGGCTTATTCTGGTGGTGACCAGCTATGAGGCAGCACCCTGTGCGCATCAGGATAGGCTGCAGGATATGGCGCAGGAAGTGGCTGCAGAAGTCCTGCTTGCTAATGTCCCCACCACTAAACCCAAGCAACGGATCAACCACAGCGCAGTCAATCTGGTGGGTGGTAATCAGGTTTTCCAGCAGCGCGCCAAAGGCTTCCCCGGTCTTCACAGCTTCACGATAGATAAAGACCTGCTGCCGCAGGTGTTCGCGGTCTGCTGTGGTAAGCTGCATAGCGTTAGTGCAGTCTTGCCACTGCTCACCCAAATCCCCGCCGTCATTTTCTGACTGCAGGATGAGCATACGCAGGGGGCGCACAGGCTTCATCCCCCATAGATCGCGCCCAAGCGCCCAACTGATGCACAGCTGGGTCAGCAGGGTGGACTTGCCAGCGCCTGCCTGCCCTGAGAATAGCAGGCTACCACCTTTGCACAGCCAGCGCTTACCCACCAAGGTATTGGGGTCATTATAGCGGTCAAAGCTGCTAAGCTCATCCAGCTCCATACGCTGTGTGGTTTCTGAAGGCTTAGCTGCTTCAAGTATCTTCTGAGTCTTGGCTTGGACTGACGCAGCCAGCTCAGCTGGGGTGAAAGCGCCGGACTGAGCCTGAGCGCTAAGCTCACGCGCTAGGTAGATCAGCTGGCGCGCCTGCAGCTTGTCCTTGATGATGCTGACAGCCTTGGTGACATTGGGGCTAGGGCTGAACAGACTGCCGCTAAGCTCATTTATGTAGCTGACACCCCCGGCAACATCCAGCTGCAGGGTGGTGCGCAGGTTATTGGTCAGGGTCAGCTCATCAGGCAGCGCGCCTTCCTCAGCTACCTTGAGGCAAGCTAGGTAGATGATCTGGTGCTTAGGCTCATAGAAGCAGCTAGGGGTCAGCTGAGCCTTCTGGCAGGCTGTCAGGGTTGCCTTGTCCTGTGTGCTGTCCACTAGGATTGAAGCAAGTATTGTGCGCTCAGCATCCAAGTCACAGGGTAGCGCGTGACCGGGGGTGGGTTGGTTGGTCATAAGAAGGGTAGGCTATCAGGGGTGTGTCAGTCCCTGAGTCAATGCCTTATGGTCTAGGTGGGTGGATTGTAAGGAAGGGATTATGTAGGAAGTGCTGCTGCACAAAACGCTTTGCCTTGGGCTTGGTGATCTTCAGCAGGCGCTGGGTGATGCTGACCAGCTTAGCCCGGTCATAGCCTAGCCTGCCTTTGCGCTCAGTAAGCGCGCGGTCATAGGCTTGGCTAGGCATCACCCAAGACCAATGCTGAAAACCAACGCCATTAGATTTAGCTTCAAGCATCACAAATAGACAACATACCCTTCAATTAATCCTTTGCTTAGTGCAGTTTCTAAACGATCAACAGCCTGATCACCATATGCAATTAGGCAAGATGGTGCGCCAGCGTATCCTGCAGGGTCACCATTAACATAACAGAAAGACAGCCTGCGCTTTAAAAATAAAACTGCCTTTGCCTTGCCCCATACACTGTCAAAAAAAGATTGGGTTTCAGTCCTGACAAAGACTAGGGCAATTCCGTTATTGTGATTACTTAACTTATGAAGCCAATGGCGCGTAGCTTTGCCATATGGAGGATTTAACCAGACAAAGCCAAACCAATCACGCTTCAGCCCATCATCATTTTTATTAAAATGATTTTTTGCCGTATCCCAAGGTCTGATTACAGGTGAGCAAGGGTCTAGATCGAAACAGCCAAGGGCATCCGTGAGCCACTTGGGGGTCAGCCATTCATCGTGACCCTTGGTTTTAAACTCAAAATTATTCACTAGAAGGGTGGGGCATCAGCTGCCGGGGCAGTGTTCACAGCAGGGGCAAACTTGGTCACCTTGCTGATGGTGCGCGTAGTGAAGGCGGTCAGCCGCTCGACCTCGGCCTTGAGGCTGGCGTAGTCCTCGTAGCGGACATACTCGCCTTTGGAATGTTCGATAAGGTCAAAGTCGTTTTCTTCGTTAACCTTCCATGCGTATCGCTTCGGCTCGCTCACTTGGCGCCTCCCTTGGTTTTAAACTCAAAATTATTCACTAGAAGGGTGGGGCTTCAGCTGCCGGGGCTGTGTTCACGGCAGGGGCAAACTTGGTCACCTTGCTGATGGTGCGCGTAGTGCCGTCAGCAAAGGTCACATCCTCCTGCACAACTGAAACCTTAAGCCAGAAGCCTGTAGCCTTGCTGAGATAGTCCAGCAGACCCTGCTGGGTCTTGGGCGGAAGTCCAAGCTTCTTGCCTGAGGCAGTGCTGACAAAGGCAGCAGCGCGCTTCAGCGCACCATCAGTGCTGCCAAAGAAGGTGTCATTAATCTTAAGGCTGTCTGCCGTAGTCATAAGCACCTTGATCTTAGGGTCACCTTTCTGGGTCAGGCTGCAGTCTTCCGGGCGGATTTTGCAGACCCGCACAGTATAGTCACCGGGCTGGGTGATGGGAATGAGTTTGGTTTTATTAGCGTCTTGGGTCATAGCGGTCAGTTATTGGGAAGGTTGTCTTGGTCAGGCTTGGTGTGGGCAAGCGCGCCCATCAGCGTAAAGATTTCGTCAGGGGTTTCCACAACGCACCTGACCACATTGGATGAGGCAGGGTCTGGGAAATCATCAGTGCAGCGCACATAGGTAGCCTTACCAATGCGCGTGATGCTGATGATATGCTGGACACTGACCCAAGTTAATACCCCACTAAGGTTAGTGAGGCAGATGAAGATAGGACGCATTGGGTCAGGCAAAGGTGATAGCTTCGATAGCGTCAGACTTCCAAGGCTTCAGCTGGATCACTTCCTTAGGGTAACAGGGGAAGCTGTTGAAGGCAGTGCAAGCCCGGTAGGTTTCAATACCCTGCTGCACAAGCACACCACCTTCAGCAATCAGCTCAGGGGACAGCTCAAAGGTCTGGGTTGCGTTGGGCTGCGCCTTTTCTACGCAGCGCATACGGAAGCCCTTAGGACGGAAACCAAACACCTGCTTAAAGACCAAGCAATAAAACGCTGCTTGGATGTGATAGCCCCTAGCATAGACTGTGCTAAGCACCTTCTTAGGGGTGATGTAGTCACCAAAGCTTTTCAGGTCTTCAATATACCCATCAGCAGTGACCATATCCAGCTGCGCCTTCAGGGGGACATCACTATAAGTGCAGGTCAGGCTCAGCTCAGTGGCAACAGGGGTGACCCCATAGTGGGCAAGCTCAGCAGCCAGCGCCTTGCCGCAGCTCACAGCCTGTTCATACTCATCTTGGTCAGCCACGATCTTCCCCGCGCTGACCTGCTCAAAGTTATCCCACCAAGCAATTGCTTCAAGCGTCTCAGGCTTGGGCTTCTTGGCAGCGCGCTGAATAGCAGTGGGCTTCTTAGGCGCGTCACCGGGTGTGCAGATCACTGAGCTGGTGAAGCGCTCAGGCTCAAGGACGAACATATGCACCAGCTTACCAACGCGCAGCGCTTCCGTTTCCTTCTGGGGCGCAAGGGTGTTGGCTAAGTAGTGACCGGGACTGACCAGCAACAGCTTCAGGCGTGTCTGGTTAAGCGCAGGCATATGCGCGTCATACTGCTCGCGCGTCCAGCCTGCAGTGGGCAGGGCTTCAATCATTTGCTTTGTTATCATAGTCATTTTGTCTTGGTGGTTTTCTTGGCGGGTTTTATTTCAGGGTGAAAGGTCTGCGTGATGAAGCAGCTGTTAAGCATACTGCAGAAAGTCAGCGCGTCACAGGCTGTATCAAAGCGCAGCAGCTGACCATTGAAAGACATAAACAGGGTATTGCCGTTGCCTTGCTGGATCGTGACAAAGTGCTTGGTGGTGCCGTTGGCATCCTGACCCGCATAGGGGGTGTAGGTATGGCTCACTGCAGCTTTCCTTTCTGGCGCAGCTCGCGCTTGAAGTCCTGACCCTTATAGCCCAGCTGGATCAGCAGGCGGTCACGCTCAGCGCGCGCAGCGTCTAGGTCTTCCGGCAGGTTGTGCAGGGTAGTCCTGTTATTGATGCGCACCCGCAGCTTGGGCTTACCATCTACCCAAATGATATGGTGGTTGCGATTGTCCAAGCGCATAGCGCGCTCATCAGGGGTATTGTGACCGCAGCTGAGCAGGGACTTAACCTGAGCTTCAGACAGCCCAAGGGCTTCAGCGCGCTGCGCGATCACTTCCGGGGGAAGGCTTGGTATCTTCATACTACATCAATCCTGTAGGCTTTGTCCCAAGCTTCTATCAGCTCAGGGTAGGCGGGTGTTTCAGTCTTCACACCATCAGTGTAGCTGGTGACCTTCCACTTGGCTAGGCAGTCACGCAGCGCCTTGCCTGCATCCACCAAGGCAATCAGGTGATCGTCCTTAACGCTGCGCTGCATAGCCTGTTCACTGATATACCATTTAAGGTCTAGGCGCACTGCCGTCAGCTCATCTAGTATGGTCTTCAGGTGACCATTAAGGCTGTGGTTGTCTTCAGTGATCCTGCCCAGCTCAGCCTGCAGC